CTTTTTCAACTAAACGAAAGAGTTTTACGCCACTAAATCCACCACGCACATCTGGGTGCGTCCAAAAGATGTCCATCGTCAGCGTCAAGCACGTCTTGTAGTGAAAGCCCGGCGCAATAAAACCGATGAAATACCCCACTAAACGGCCAGTTTCGCGCAGCGTGACCAGCAAAAGTTGCCCTGCATTGTCGCGTGCTTCATACAAATCATATTGCGGATCAAGCGGTACTTTATCTTTGTTCAGCGCCAATTCTTCCCAGTGAAGGTCGTAACAGGCCATCAACTCAGGCAAACATTTACTGTACGGTTCAACTTGTGCTGTGATCATTATGCGCTCCTGATGTCCACTATGCAGACTATTCTATCATCTGCACTGTTATTGACAACGGAATGTTGTACGCGGTTATTGACCCACCAGACTTCGCCAGAATAAAAGTTTACTGTTTCGTCACCCGAATGAAACAGCGCGCCCGGTAGAGATTGCAGTGCTATTTGATAGCGGGTATAAAACTCCGCTGGCGCACCACCGTCAACGTGTGGCGTGATGACACCGCCCGGTGGTAGCTTAGTGACAATGCAGCGACCAAGCTGCACACCGTTGACCCGGTGCATGAGGTCTAACACCAGCCGGCGCAGCGACGGCAGCCGTTCCCATGCAGGATACGGCACGGTCTGTATGTCGTTGACAACCGCTTCAGGGGCAGTCGGTACTTCGTTGAACCAAAGCCAAATGTCGCTTACGTCAGCATGGGCCGTATCGGGATGCTGCGTCCGCAGCGTGTTCTGGTTCCACAACTCAGGCTGCGTAACCAGTTCACGCATGACGGGAACAGTGTCTATATTATCTGCAAGGCGCAGAAAGTATTGCATTAGCTGACTAGCCGACCTGACGCGCGGATATTGATCGCCGACGCCGTACCAGCGATAGTGCTGATGAAGCCATTGTTAGGAAGCACATGACCGACCAGTTCAGGAAACGTATATGTTTCGGCTGGTTGGAGCGTCTTGGTTTTGACAATCAAGTTGTCGTTGCCGGCGGAGCCCGCAGCCGTAATCAGGTTGACGCTGATTGTCGCGGCAGTTGCGCTGTAGTTAGTTGCAGTAAACTTGTCGATGATCGTCTGCACGCCATTCGACGTGTACTGCGTCACTTGGGTTGCTTCCGCTGTCTTAGCGGGGATGATGTTACTGATAGACACGGCCATATCTTATTCCTTACACTGAAGTAATTGTTTGCCAAGCTGCACCACTATATACGCAGGCTTTGGAAAGCGTAGTATCAAATACCATAAGACCAGCGGCAGGGCTAGATATAGCATTTTTTTGCACTGTGGTCATGTTGGGTAGGCGAAAGCCTTGGGTAGTTGATTGCACATCTAAAATTGCCGACGCGTTAGGGGCTGTGCCTATCCCAACACTACCCGCGCTGGTGATCCGCATACGTTCTGTACCTGCACCAAAATTTCCGTTATACCAACGGAATGTGCCATCACCTTCAGTCCCTGAGTGCCAGTTATTTGTAGCTGTTGCAGATGTTCCATATTCAATTAATGCGTAACCTGAAGCCGCAAACCCGCTAACTCTAAATTGGCCAATTACCTCAAGTTTTTTGCTTGGTGTAGTCGTACCAATCCCAATATTTGTGCCATCATCGTAAGCTACAGACGCGGTGACAGCCGATGTCCCGTTACCCTTGACGAGATACCCAGACGTTAATGTTGTTGCGCCTGTGCCGCCGTTACCTACCGCCAGTGTGCCGCTGATGTGCGTTGTAAGGCCAATCTTACCATATGAAGGCGCAACGCCAACCCCGCCGGATATGAGCGCGTTGCCTGTTGCAACGTCGGCTAGTTTTGATAGCGCGGTAGTTGTAGACGCATAAAGGATGTCGCCAACCGCATAGCTGCTTTGACCCGTGCCGCCGTAGGTTGCGCCAATAGTGCCGACATCACCAGAACCGAGCAGGGACGCGCCGCCAACGGTTTTAATGTTAGTTCCGCTGACTAATGCAGCTTGCTTACCGTTAAATGTAGTCCAATCTGTGCTGGTCAAATAGCCGTTAACGGACGTTGTGGCCGCAGCCATGCTAATGGCAGGAGTTGTACCGCCGCTAGAAACAACAGGGGCTGTACCTGTGACGCTGGTGACTGTACCTGTAGTCGGGGTTGTCCATGTAGGAACGCCAGCCCCTGCGGACGTAAGCACTTGTCCAGATGTGCCGGCAGCCGTAAATGCATACGCCGTGCCGGTTCCATAAGGTACAGCCCCTGCCGTTGGTGCAGATGTTCCGTTAGTGCCGCCGTTGGCGATTGGTAGCGTGCCAGAGACTTGCGTTGTAAGGCTAACACCAGACAGCGTGCCGCCAAGCGTTAGCGATCCGGATGTAGTCACGGTGCCGGTGAGCGTAATCCCATTGACCGTACCTGTGCCGCTGACACTAGTGACAGTACCAGAACCTTTGTTGTTAAAGGTAGTCCAATCAGTGCTAGTCAAATAGCCGTTAACCGATGTTGTGGCGGCAGGCATACTAATAGCTGGAGTAGTACCGCCAGAAGATACAACTGGCGCCGTGCCAGTGACGCTGGTAACAGTGCCTGAACCTTTATTATTAAAAGTAGTCCAATCAGTGCTAGTCAAGTATCCATTAACTGAAGATGTGGCGGCAGGCATACTAATAGCGGGAGTAGTACCGCCAGAAGATACAACTGGCGCCGTGCCAGTGACGCTGGTAACTGTGCCTGATGCGCCGGTTAGAACGCCGGCGGATAACGTCAAACCGCCAGCTACGCTGATTTCTTCGGCTGCGCCTGTGCTGGCAGTAGTGCGCCCCAACAGGCGGCTGGTGGCCATTGTCAGGCCATTGGCAGAAGCATACGCACTTGGCGCGACGTAGTCAGTTGCTGCGACCGCTGCCGATAGCGCGGTTCCGTTGCCTTTTATCAAACCCGTAACCGATGTGGATAAAGTGATCGCAGGAGTTGTGGTTGCAGTAGCAACAGTTCCTGCAAAACCGTTTGCAGACACAACTGAAACGCTTGTAACGGTTCCGACAAATGCGTCTGTAGCATTGATGGTGATTGCGCCAGCGCCATTTGTGATTGTGATGTTAGTGCCAGCACTTAGCGTAGCTTTGGTCAGCGTGTTGCCTGTCGTGTTGCCAATCAAAAGCTGGCCATTGGTAAAGCTAGTCTGCCCCGTGCCGCCGCTGGCTACAGCCAGTGTACCGCCGAGCGTAAGTGTGCCGCTGGATGTAATTGGCGAATCAGTAAATGTTAAGCCTGTCGTGCCGCCAGACGCGGCAACTGAAGTGACAGTGCCGCCAAGATCAGGCGGGGTAACTCCAAAAGCATTTTGCAAACTGTTTAGGCTGTTTTCTAGAGTTGCCACCATACCATCAGAAGTAACTGCGGACGCTTGGATTGCAGTCATTAGCATATTGTCATAAGTGGCTAACAGTGACCCTGTGTCCGACGATAACGTAACTTCTTCTTGAGTAGCCTGCGTAGCATTTCGTAACGACAAAAAGAACCGATACCACTCACGGCTAATTGCGCCTGTCCGCGGGTCGATAAATTCAACGCGCGGCGGCGTAATATTAGTAGGGTTGAGAGGGGCTAATGCCATTAGGCGCTTGTTCCGTTAATTGCTAATTCAGCGCCCATGATGTAAATCCGTACCGGGTCAGTGCCAGACACTTCGTAAACGCGGTCACGTATTTTCATCGTAGCGCCAAGACGGCGCCAAATGGTACGTTTGCCAAACTTGCCAATAGCGCCCATCGACTTCCATTGTTCGTTAGACCATGTATGGCCGCCATCGTCAGAAAAACGTAGCATGACTTGCGGGTTATTGCCTTGGCCGTCGTTCAAACCCACCCCTGTCTCGCAGTCAAGTTGCAGCGCGTGCTGGATAGTACGTGTCAGATTATTAGCGCCTGTCGGCAGCGCCCGCCATGACCGTAGCCATTTCTGCGGAGTGCTATCGTCGGCGTAGACGTTTAAGTCAAATTCATAAAGTTTGCCGTTTTCATAATCGCCCACAACAGTCGCGTTGTTAAAAAACATCTGACTATTGGCCCGGTGACGGTTAAAATCGCCATCCGCAAATGACGCGCGTTCATGCCATGCACCCGTAGCGACATCGTAGACCCATGTGGTATCTGCGGTAGGGAAGTTTAGGACGTAAAAACTGTGGCCGTCCTGCTGATACGTGTAACCAACAGCATCTGTCAAGTCGGCGTATTCTTGCATCTGCCATTCGATAGCGTGCGTAGATACGCGCTGACCGATATAGCCTGCGGCCTTGTAGACAATCCCTTGGCCGCGCGCGTCCTTACCTAGCCAATAGACTTGGTTATCCATCTTAGCTACGCTGTACGGGGCCGCGCAACCTAGTTCGTTAAACGCACCTTGGATACGGGCCAACGGAAAATCGAGAAGCCCTGCGTCATACCACACTTCGGTTGAGTTTGTACCAAATACCCAGACTTCGCGGTGGTCCACAAAGACCGCAACAACATTGTCGGGATTGCCTTCGGCGCTGGCAAACTCCAGCGGATCAACGCTCGTTCCGTCCAGTAATTGAGTAACCCAGATTTTCTGCGTTTCGGGTTCATTGAATGTAAAATAGCCGTCAATATATCCGACCGTGCCCGCACCGGGGAAGTCTGGGTCGGTAATTTGCTGAAACACGTCAGTGTTGGCATTGTATATATATCCGTCAGGATTAGCCGCAACGAATAACTGTGTACCATTGTCAGCCATGCTGACAGGACCAGAACCGCCTATAATTCCTTTAGCAACTGCATTCCAGCTACTGTCAATTTGGTACAATAACGAACCTGATACAGCGTAGCCATAGCCGCCGTAGGTCCATAACCCGCGTATAGGGCCCGTGCCAACTGTAGCTAAAGTAGCCAGCCCCGGCGCGCGCTGAAGAAACGCTGGCTCCTTGCCGCCTTCGGGGACAATCTCAGGAAACAGGTTGACCATGCGGTTATCGGCGGCGTTGACGCTTCTAGCGACATACGCCGACCCAAGGATCGGCGTTTTCATTAATAGTTCCCAGCGTAGATGTTGAACCGCTGGCGTGAAGCGATAAGGCTGTACGGTACAGACATAATGTCACCGGGGCTATTGATGCGCTTCAAATTACGCTTGGATGACATAGCAATCCGCCGAACTTGTGCAGAAGGCTCTTCACCAAACTCAGGCGCTATTTCGCACGCCAAGTTATAGCGGAACGCACGCAGATAACCCGGCGGAAAAGCCAAATTTGTTGCTAGTGTTGCGGGCTGCGTCAATTCATCTACAGAAATAAAATGCCATGTCAGCGCGCGCGTAGGGCGCGGGTAGATGTACATTTCAATGTCAGGATAATTCATGTTCAGCCAAATGACTTGCGGGAACGTAGACGTGACCGTCTTGACCGCAATCCCATCATATTGCTGCTGGTTGATGATTTTGATGCCGTAGCTAACGCCCGTGCCGGGATCGACAAAATACGTACTGTCATCAAGCTGAATAGGGCGGTTGCCAACAAAATCGCCAGAAGGCCCAAGCGTGCGGCTGATTAAGCCGGCGGGCCATGTAAATACTTGGTCTTGTGTCGAGAAGACGGACAGGCGTTCAGTATTCCAGCTATCAATCATCTGGTTCATGGCGGTCAGCGCATCTTGCGACGTTTCAGCCGATGGAACTTCGCCTTCTGCCAGAACACCTAGCAGTCTAAGCGAACCGTTAATTATGTCACCGGCAGTTGCCATTGGTTAATCTTCCTGCGCTGTGCGGCGGCGGCCTTTGGCTGCCGGCATTTCGTTGACTGACTCCTTTACAGGCTCGTCAGGATTATAGCGTTCCCAGCCGAAATCTTCATCACAAATCGCTTCTTCTTCTGAGATAGCAACTTTTGCCCCGTGGACATCGTGAACAAGATAGATAACAGCCATAAAAAAACCTTTAAAAATGGACGGCCCGAAAGCCGCCCAAATTATTTATGTACAGTGGATGATTGCAAAATTTACGATAATCGCTTCTGATAGCGTACCGCCAGAAATGTTACGTAGCGTGATGCTGACAGTGCCAGCGGCCAGCGCATTAGCAAACACGTTGTATGATCCGGGGGTTGTTTGACCACCAGAGATAGTAAGAATAACAGTGTCATTTGCAGAAATGAAGCTGTTGTTCAGCGTGAACGTAGCGTTAGTTGCAGTGGT